ATTAATACAAGTTCACCAGTGATCTGTAACACAGCAATGAATCTGATCACAGTAATATATGATTAAGTAATCATCAATCATGGGTGTATCTCTATGTTGCACCAGAATTAAACCGAATATATAATTAAACAAATTTAAGTTTGTGTGTATAACTATTAAACGTTTTATATGTCTAAAAAGAAAACAAATATCCTATCTGAAGCTAACGAAATAGTAAACAATCGCTCAGAAGAAAAATCACGTCAATATGGACCATTCGAAGAAGGTATGCGAAGAGCAGCTATGATTTTCAATGGCATGACAGGTAAAGAACTAAACGGCTCAGATATGTATGCTGCACTCGTGGCACTTAAACTAAGTCGACACTCTTATAACTATAAACAAGACAATCTATTAGATGCAGTTGCATATTTAGGTGCACTAGATAACTATGTTGAAAAGCACGGTTATAAAGACAATGAAGATCCAATAAAATAAATTATGACAGAACTAACATTTTTTACAGAAAAGGAAACCGACAAATCGATTAGGGTAGGTATATGTGCACTAGTTGGTAAGATTAGCCCTAAAATCTCATCACATAAAGGCGCATGGGCTCATATGCTATGTAATCAATTACAAAATGCAGGGTATTCTAATGCCGAAGTAATCACATCTAATCAAACCGATTGGAACGACTATGATGCAATTCTCATTGATCACGGTATGGAATTTAAAGGCACGTTTAATATTTTTGGAGGCTCTAACGATGATTTATATCATCAACTCATGAGGTTATTTTCCCCCGTTAAAAAATATTCCCTACACCATGATATGCCAGATATTGGTAATCTGATTCAAACTAGGCTTAAAGCAGGAACTGATTTATTTAAAACACTTGAAACTAGAATTGAAGAAGCAACAGAATTGTGTACGAATATACAAAGAGTAGATCATGTAGATAAAACAGAAAAACTATGTTTTGGCGATAGTCACTCTTTTGGAATGTATCAAGCTGGTTATATGTGTCAGCGACATGATGGACTAACAATGCACGGTGCACTAAAAAGAGGTTTACAAAGTTATGTATATCCTTGGATTAAAAGCTTAACAGTTTATATGGGTAATATTGATGTGAGACATCATTTGATGAGACAATCTAATCCATCTGATTCTGTAAAAACATTACTAAAAAGATATGAAGAAGAACTTATAGGTTTAGGTATTAGTGATATTGAAATAGTAAATGTGTTACCTATTGAAAACGAAAGTAGACCATTACCAAAAACAGGCTATTATAAAGGAACGCCATTTGCTGGAACATGGTCAGAACGCAATGCTCTTGTGAATCAAATCAATTTAGGTATTGATGATATGGCTAAAAGAAATAACTGGAAAGTTTATAAACACCCGGAAGTTTATTTTAATGCAAAAGAAGAATTAACATTCGATGTTATGGAAAAGCCTAAATCTGTTCATATTTCTAGAGAGTATTACAGATGGAATATGGAAACAAATCAACCAAATAAAAATTTAATTAAACAAACACTATCCTTATTTTAATATATGAAAAAATATAAAATTAAAATCACACCATATCACGCAGCAGATGCATCGTACGTTTTAGAATTAGAAACAGAAAATCTTGAGTGGTCCATGGAACAATACCAAAGAAATAGAGATCCTCTTAAATGGGAAATATTAGAAGAAAATGCAGATTAAAACCACAAAATATTATGATGAATTCATCAGATATTATAACTTAGCTTTAAAGCAACAAGAACTTTCTAATTTAGGAATGGTTCCTCATGTTGAAAGCGGCATGAATGACCCATTAATGGAACACATTGAATTATATGATGTTGTAGAAAGAAAATATGCAGGTTTTAGTCAAATCGTAAATGATTGCTTTTATGGATGGACAGATAAACATCCATACTGGGAGCACATGCAAGCAGGTAAAATTTACCCTCAAAGAGAAGAGGTTGCAAAAAATTGGACTAGTCGACAGGATGTTTTTGGATTAGAAGAATGGCTTTATATTTTTATTTTACATAGAGTATGTGGCTCTGCAATTAATTACGCAACTAAACCATCGGGATATCACAATACAATCTTATTTGATTTATATGACTGTGATACTATTGAAGATATGTGTGAAAAGGTAAAATATCATCCAACACCATTTTATACTTCAGTAGGATATCAATTTCCGGCTTTTCCAAAACCACCTAAGCCAAATGTTAACGAAGATTCATTCGTAGGCATGTCTAATTTTACTGAACCAGAATATGTGTATAAAAGAGGCGGAGATTATTTCTTATGTGAATTTGCACCAAGAATGGCCAGAGATATGGCAAACTTCTTAAGAACAGATGGTAAAAAAGATTTAAGAGAATTAGGTGAATGGATGTTTAAGTGGAATGCCGACAATGGCTTAAGAGCTTATAGATTCCAGTATGCTGCAGTTATTGCAGATGTATGTGACTGGTATCCAGAATTTATGAATAGAGAATCGATGTTCTATTATGGCACTAACGCAGTAGAATGTATTGGTTATCTTGCAGATCCTGTAGAAAAGAAGGGTAAGAAGTCTGAAGAGTTTTTAGATGCAGTAATGACAAAGATTTATGAAGATACAGGATCACTTCCATATAATGCAGAAGATGTAGCATGTGACTTTATTAGATGGATAGAAAACTATTTAAAACCAGGACCTGATTATGCACATATAAATATGGACACTTTGTGGAATTCATCCTCTATTAAAGATCATCCATACGGTAGACAAAAGGCTATGTTAGATCTAGGTTTAGTAAAAACATTTAATGATATGACTCAATTTCCATCTGATGACAAAGTTTTACAAAGCGCAGGAGTATCAGTTGAAGAGTATAAAAAAATGAATGAAGATTATGGAAACTGATATTAAAGAAAGAAAAAAAGAAAACAAAAATATGAGTGTACTATTTACATTTGACGATGATCCACATTACGATCATGAAAACATAACGTATAGTGGAACAAACACGGATATTAAATTTAAAAAGAAAAAACCAGCTGAGAGTTGGATGAAAGATTGGACTGAAGAAGAAAGATTGGCTAAGTTCTTTGAATTTTGTACTGCGTTTGATAAAAGAGAAGATCAATTACTTTTAGAAGATTATCAAATATTTTCTCATAGATTACACTGGCATGAACATCCATATTGTTATATGATGCAACATGAAACTGATCTAGAAAAATTACTTTATTATACAATAGTCTTCTCATTTTCTAACGAACATTGGGGAACTATAACAAGATTAATAAAAGAAGGAGAAGAAAAAACTAGAGAACATTTTGTAGAAAATAGACATGCTAGAAATGATTTATTTCAAATCTATTATCCCAAAGGTACAAAAGTTAAAGATTGGTTAATTGAAGGACCTAAGAAAGCGGCTAAAGATATGGTGCATATTCTTAAAGATCTCGAAAGACCTTATACAATGATGGAGTTTGCTAAACTATTAGAAGCTTATTTTAAAGAACATCAAGGATTTAGATCACCCTTATATCCATGTAAAAACACAGCAAGATATGTTGCAATGAGTAGGCCCGATCTTGTTGATCCCGAATCTATTTTATTTGGTGGAACTGGACACTTTGATGGTATGCAACAAATATTTGGAGGAGTTAACTTAAATGGTAAAGTAAAATATTCAATAGATGATAATGGTCAGTTTGTCGCAGAAAACAAACATGCCGAAGAATGGATTAGACAAATGGATTTATTAGTAAATCATCCAAATAATCCAATGGAAAGTCAAAAGTATTTAAACGTAGAAGATAAAACATGTTTCTTCTATAAGCATATTGCAATTAGTCATGGAATAAAATCACCAACAAAAAGAATTCCATATACATGGATATTTGACGGAGATTTTAATTTAGCTAAACATCCTACTAAAGAAATTTTAGTTAATGCTAATACGACAAAATATTTATGGGGTAGAGAATATCCAAACGAGTAAAATAATGAAGATGAAAAATAAGGCAGAAGACGCATGGCAGATCCTAAGGATCCAAGGAGAATTCACAAAGGGTTTTGATACATTTAATGAATTAAAAGGACCTTGTATATCTGTATTTGGTAGTGCAAGAACCTTGAGTACTAATAAAATTTATAAAGAAGCAGAAAAACTAGGTAAACTCTTAGTAGAAGCTGGATTTGGTGTTATTACTGGTGGAGGTCCTGGTATTATGGAGGCTGCTAACAAAGGTGCTCATAATGCAGGTGGAAAAAGTATCGGTGTCGGTATTGAATTACCGTTCGAGGCCAGTATGAATGAATATGTAGATCTTGGAGTAGAGAATAGATATTTCTTTACTCGTAAAGTAATGTTCCTAAAATACTCACAGGGGTTTGTGATATTCCCAGGTGGCGTCGGCACTCTCGATGAGCTATTTGAGGCCATCACCCTTGCACAATGTGGACATAATGTAAAATATCCAATAGTTCTTGTAGGTAAAAAATACTGGAGCGGACTTATTGATTGGATGCAAGATACGTTATGGACTAACGGTGCAATTAGTCAAGAAGACTTTGATTTATTTAGAGTTGTCGATACCGCAGAAGAAGCCGTAGAAAAAATTACAGATTATCATAACAAATATAAAGATAATAATTCAAAAACAAACTTTTAAATATGGCTCACAATAAACACACGACAAGCACGATGAATCAAGATTTAAATCTTATGATGCCAAATAGACAAGCATGGTTAGATTTAGCAGGAGATTGGCAAGATCCATTAGATGATCCAATTATTGTGAATCATGAGGGATTTAATGTAGTGAGAGATGATATGATGGGCTTTGGATCTAAATGTAGATTTGGAGATATATTAGTACAAAAGGCACCAACAGATACACTAGTATATGTACAACCCAGATTTGGATTTGCAGGAATTTCTCTTGCGTATTTAGCAAAAAAATATAATAAAAAATTGGTACTGTTTATGCCATCGGGTAAAGTAATATCAGATCACCAAGCTATATGTATTGAAAGAGGTGCTATTGCTAAATTTAGAAGAATAGCGGCAATGCCTAATTTAAATAGAATTGCAAAACAATGGGCAGAAGATAACAATGCTACATTTATTCCTTTAGGTTTAAAACATGAATTGGTAACCGCAGCTGCAGTAAAAGTTGCATATGATGTAGCAGAAAAACATGGATATCCAGAAGAAGTATGGTCAGCAATATCAACTGGAGTTTTACAACGCTCTTTACAAATTGCATGGCCAGATGCTGAATTTAATGCAGTTGCAGTTTCTAGAAATATTCAAAATGGTGAATTAGGTAGAGCTAAAGTTTGGTCTCATCCTAAGGCATTTGCATCAGATGTAAAACCAGAATTTGCTCCCCCATTCCCATCAGCAATGAACTATGATGCAAAAGCTTGGGAATTTATGGTTAAGCACGGAAATCAAGGAGCTTGGTTTTGGAATGTAGGTGGACAACCTTACCCAGAATCAGAAGAAACTAAAGAAAAAACAAACTCAAAAAGAGAATGGGGAGAAGTTTTAGAAATGGACTTATAAAAACTGAAACTTTAAATCAAACTATCATATTAATAATATAACAAATTAAATTATGGCAAACATTGACAACGAATGTAAGGATTTAGAAGTAAAAGATTTTTACGACAAATCAACAACACACTTATCAGATATCATGGAAAACCAAAAAAAGATGCAAGAGCAAACTTATGGTATTAATTTCGATGATATGACAATTAGAGAGATTATGGATTTCTGGCATGTTAACACACACTCACTAATGGATGAAGTTCATGAAATGACAGATGCTCTTGGTGGAATTAAAGATGGTAGTGGAAACGCAGTATGGAAATACTGGAAAAAAGACTTTACGAAATATAATACATTAAAAATTTCTGATATGTCTGAAGGAGATAAGAAAGAATTGTATATGGAATGGGTAGATATTCTACACTTCTTTATTAATTATGCATCTTCAATCGGTTTAGACGCTAAGACTGCATATAATTACTACTTCGCAAAAGCAGAAGAGAACGTTAACCGTCAGAAAAATAATTATTAATGCTATTAGATATAGAACAAACCAGTAATGAGTTAATTATATCTTACTATAATAAAGAAGGTAAAGTCTCATTCAAAAGATATGGTGTAAATCAATTTCAGAATTGGGTAGTCACTAAAGAAACAGACAAATACAAAGACAAAACATATAGAAACTGGGACGATCGTCCACTTAAAAGAGGTTTCGCTAAATCATTTAATAAATTTAGTTTATTATATTTCATGGATTCTTTGCCAGAAGAAGACAAGGAAGAAATATATGAATTCAATATGCCAAGAACATACTTTGTCGATATTGAAACAGAAATAGTAGACGGCTTTCCAAAACCAGAAGAAGCTAAAAGTAGAATCCTATCATTTTCCATTATCACACCCGAGCGCAAAGCAATCGTATTAGGTTTAGAAGATATGCCACATGATAAAGTGAAAAAGATCAATGATGATACTAATGAATACTTAAAAAATTACGATCAAGACTGGGAATTCTCATATCATAAGTTTGATAATGAGTATAATATGTTATATACATTCCTTCATAAGTTTTTACCTAAATTCCCAATGATGACAGGATGGAACTTTATAAACTATGACTGGCAGTATATAGTAAACAGATGTAAAAGATTACAAATCGACCTGAACGATGTGGCTATTACTGGATCACTTGATAGAAATGATAGCAGACCGCTTCACATGGGTATTCTTGATTATATGCAATTATATGATAAATATGATCGTTCAGTTGCAGTAAAAGAATCAAACTCATTAGATTTTGTTTCAGGTGCAGTATTAGATATTAATAAAATTAAATATAGTGGATCATTACAAGATTTATATGAAAATGATTTTACTAAATATATTTATTATAATGTAATCGATTCATGTTTAGTATACTATATTGATCAACAATTAAGATCGATGGAAGTTCTTTTAACATTGGCAACTATTACCAGAATGCCTCTCTATAAAGCTTCTTCACCTGTGGCTATTACAGAATCTTTGTTGGCAAGAAAATTAGCTGAAACTAATAAGAAAATAGGCGTAGAATATGGAAAGGCAGATTCTCTTAAAGAAGGTAAATTTGAAGGTGCATTTGTAAAGCAACCAATTGTTGGGTATTATTCTGGAGTAAGTGCATTTGATTTCGCTTCGCTATATCCATCAATAATGAGACAGTTTAATATTTCACCAGAATCTTTTATTGAACAGGTAACTGAACCTGAAATTAATGAAAGAAGAAAAGATGAGAATGTAATTGTTTGTGAGAACGGCGTTGTCTATAAAAAGGAAGATTCAATCTTAAAAAAGATTTTAAGTGATTTATATTCCCAAAGAAAAGATTACAAAAAGACGTCATATGCGTATTATGAGAAGGCATATGAACTAGAAAAAAAAATAAAAAAATAATTTAACAAGAGACTAGTAATTCAACTGATATATAAATTACTAAAAATAAACAACAATATGAATAAGAACATCTTTTCACCTAGAGTCAACATTTTACCTTATGAGTACCCACAGTTATTGGCATACAAAGATGCTATTAGACATTCATATTGGATTCACACTGAATTTAATTTTACAACAGACATAGATGATTTTAAAACTAAAGTTTCTGATTCAGAAAGAGAAGTTATTAAAAGAGCTATGCTTGCGATTGCTCAAATAGAGGTTAATGTAAAAACTTTTTGGGCTGATCTATATAAGAGAATGCCTATTACAGAAGTAGGTGACGTGGGTATGACATTTGCAGAATCTGAAGTAAGACACAAAGATGCTTACGCACAATTACTTAGAGTCTTAGGATTAGAAAAAGAATTTCAAAATGTTGTAGAGATACCTGCAATAAAAGATAGAATATCTTATTTAAAAAAATATTTAGACGGGACGAGATCTAGAGATGATAAAATGTATACTAAATCAGTATTGTTGTTTTCTTTATTTATAGAGCATGTTAGTCTATTTAGCCAATTTCTAATTATGATGTCATTTAACAAAGAGAAAAATCTATTCAAGGGTATTTCTAATGTAGTTGAAGCAACATCTAAAGAAGAAGAAATTCATGGTAATTTTGGATCTGAAATTATCAACATTATTAAATCTGAAAACCCAGAATGGTTTGATGAAGAATTTGAACAACTTATTGATTCTGCATGTAAAAAAGCATATGCTGCGGAAGTTAAAATTCTAGATTGGATTTTTGAAAAAGGAGAATTAGAATTCCTTTCTAAAAAAACCATTGAAAACTTCATACAGAATAGATTTAATAATTCATTAACAAGAATAGGAATGAAGCCTGTGTTCGACGTTGACCTTAGTGAAATTGAAAAAACATTATGGTTTGATGTAGAAATCACAGCAACAAAAGAAGGAGACTTCTTTTACAAGAAACAAGTTGACTACAACAAGAAGAGTAAGTCAATTACAGAAGACGATTTATTTTAAACTAATTAAAGATTTTACAATATGAAAGAAGCCGGAACACCTCTCGCAGAGAAACCTGTCGCGATTAAAAGCGATGAAACAAGACCAAAATATTATTGGTTAAATGATGACAGTAGATTATTTTTATCACGAGGATACATCACTGAAACACCAGAACAACGAATCAAAGACATTGCAAACACCGCAGAAAAGTATTTAAAAGTTGAAGGATTTGCAAAGAAATTTGAAGATTACATGGCAAGAGGTTTTTACAGTATGTCCACTCCGGTTTGGATTAACTTCGGTAAAGATAAAGGTCTTCCTATAAGTTGTTACGGTTCTAATGTAGATGACACATTAGATAGTATTTTAAATGGCTCGAGAGAAATTGGCATGATGTCAAAATACGGAGGAGGAACTTCTATTTATTTAGGAAACATTAGAGAAAGAGGTGCTACTATTTCTACAGGAGGAACAGCAGATGGACCAGTACACTACGCTAGAATGTATGACACGACAGTTGATGTATGTAAACAATCAGAAGCAAGAAGAGGAGCATGCGCAGCATGGTTACCAGTAGAACATAATGATATTTTAGAATTTTTAGAAATAGGCACAGAAGGAAATCCTATTCAAAATCTACAATATGGTGTTACAGTTACTGATCAATGGATTCAGGAAATGAAAGATGGTGATGCAGCTAAACGTAAAATTTGGGCTAAAGTTATTCAGAGAAGAAATGAATTTGGCTATCCTTACATTATGTTCAAAGATAACTCAAATAATAATTCTCCCTACAAAGAATTAGGTTTAGAAATTACAGCATCAAACCTGTGTTCAGAAATTCAACTACCAACAGATTCATTTAATTCATTTGTATGTTGTTTAGGTTCTATTAACCTATTACATTGGGACGAATTAAAAGATACAGATGCAATTGAAACATATACTTTATTTTTAAATGCAGTAATGGATGAATTCGTAAAAAAATCTTATAATTTACCAGGAATGGCAAGAGCTCATAGATTTGCTGAGCAACATAGAGCACTTGGAGTTGGCGTTTTAGGATATCATTCTTATTTTCAATCTAAAAGAGTTGCATTTGAATCATTAGAGGCAAAACAATTAAATCACCAAATATTTAAAACTCTTAAAGAAAGAACAGAAGAAGCATCTAAGTGGTTACATGACGAAAAAGGATATAAATCATTAAGAAATGGATTTGCTAATACAACATTAATTGCAATTGCACCAACCAAATCAAGTTCATTTATTCACGGAGCAGTAAGCATGGGTATTGAGCCAATTAAATCTAATTACTTTATTAAAGATTTAGCTAAATCAAAAACAATTTATAAAAATCCATTCTTAGAAGAAGAATTAGAAAAATATGGACTAAACACACCTGCTGTATGGGACGAAATTTTAAAGAAAGATGGAAGCGTACAGCACTTAGACTTTCCTACTAAAGAAGTATTTAAATCATTTATTGAAATTTCTCCAAGTGAATTAATATTACAGGCTGGACAGAGACAAGAATTTATTGATCAATCACAATCACTAAATTTAATGATTCACCCAAGCGTTTCAGCAAAAGATATTAATAAACTTTATTTAAATGCACATGAATCTGGTGTTAAAACACTATACTATCAATTTAGTCAGAGTTCAGCACAATCATTTTCTAGAAATATTTTAGAATGTGCTTCATGTGAAGGTTAAAAATTCCGGTGGTATGAAACAAGACCACATTTTAGGACCGTTTTAGTTAACGGGTTGGGCAGAGAAGTTTCGCTACTATCTCTGCCCTTTTTTTGTTCATTAATTATTGAAACTATTTCAAATAACTCGGTATAATATTCAAATATCATTATCTAAAAATAACAAATTATGAAATTAAAAATTGATCGCATTGACCAACATGCACTAACAGAGTTTATCAATCGTGTTAAACTTATCGACTCTTTCATTTATATGAAAATTAAAGAGGGACAAATCCACTCAACTGTTTATCTACCACAAAGAGATGCCGTAAAGCACCACTCTATCGCAGCAGATAAAATCTTTCAAGTAAGTGAATGGCCAGACACTGATAAAGAAATGAAAATTGCATTCTTTGAAGGTAACAAAGTTATTGAAGCAATTAAGCATTTTGATCATGACGCAATTAAAGGTGAATTGGAATTTATTGAAAACGATGAAGAATTCGTTGCATCTACATTACGTATATTCAATGACGAATTAGAAATTACACTTTCTTGTTCAGAGCCTTCATTAGGATTTAAAGATCTTTCACAAGATCAACGTGATGCAATCTTTGCAAGATCGGATTCTAAATTTGATTTTACACTTGATACACATTCTATTGGTAAAGTTAAAAACCTATTCTCACTTGATAAAGATGAAACATTCGGTATCAATTCAGACGTGCAAGGAATCAATGTAAATGGAAAATCATTTAACGTAGTTCTTACACCCGATACAAGCGGAAATGGTAACGTTACTGTTTACAAAAAGTATTTAAATTTATTAGACAAAGAAGAGCAAACGGTATATGTGTCAGACTCGAAGGTTGTATTTGAATCAAACGATTCAGAAACTTTATTGACAATCTCAACTTGCCAAACTGCATAATAAATGACAATAGAAGAGTTAGAACAAAAATCAATTGAACAACTTACAGATGATGAGGCAAAGCTGCTTGTAGACCACTACAAGCAGCTGTCTGCCAAATTCACAGCATATGAGCAAGCTGTTAAGTTAACTCTTAACTCTATTTATGGAGCATTTGGTAATAAGTGGTTCCACTTTTTTAATCTTGACATTGCTGAATCAATTACTAAACAAGGTAAGAATGCAATTCTTTATTCCGAAACAATTCTTAACAAATACGTTAATGATTTTTGGCACAAAGATACTGCAGTACATGATAAATTTAACATCAAAGTAAAGGGTAAAATTGAAAAACCCGCAGTAATTTATATTGATACCGATTCATGTTATGTACAGTTTCAAGATTTATATGAATCTATAATTTGGCCAGACGAAGATAAAAAATTACCGATTGATGAATTTATTTTAGCGTTTTATGCATTTAGATTAAAAGATTACATATCTAAAACCATGGAAAAATACGCAGAGAAAAGAAACACAGATAATTTCTTATTCTTTGAATTAGAATCATTAGCGTATAATGGTATTTGGATGTCTAAAAAGAAATACATTCAAAATCTAGCATGGGATGATAAACTAGAAGTAACTGAACGCCATCCTTCATTAAAAAAGGTAAAAACTATTGGATTTGACACAATTCAATCTTCAACTCCTAAGTTTGCTAGAGAGAAGTTAGTAGAAGCACTTAGAATTTTATTCTCATCAGAGATTCAACCATCAGCAAAAGAATTACAACAGCTTGTTGAGTTTATGAAGCAATGTAAAAAAGAATTTAAATTAGCAGACATTGACGATATCGCTTTTAATAAAAGAACAAATAATATTGACAAATATATTATTGATGATCAAGAAGAATTACAAATAGGTTTAAAATGTCCAGCTAATGTAAAAGCCGCAGTATATTATAATTATATTTTAAATAACAATAAAAAATATAAAAACAAATATAAACTTATTGCTAATGGTGAAAAACTTAAAATATACAATTGTATAGGATCAATTAGTGAAGTATATGCTTTTATGCCAAACGAACATCCTTATGAAATAGCACCTAAAGTAGATTACGATACTCAATTTGAGAAGGCAATGATTGATCCTCTGAATAGAGTACTCACAGCAATAGGTTTACAAACACTAGATACTAATCTAATATATGCTTCGGCATTATTTTAAAAACATTATTATGAATACACCAACATTTTACGAAACAATTAAAAGCCTAATAAAGCAATATCCTAATGATATGGAATTAGGAAGCGCAGTTAGACATTTAGATTGGAAAATTGAAGAATCAAATCAAAAAGATCCAAATCAATTAGAAATACAATTTCCAAATAATTAATACATGGACATTAAGTTAACTCCAAAACAACAAGAACATGTTGATGCATATAATGTGATTCTTAATAGAATAAATGGTATTCAATTAAAAATTGATAAACTTAAGGACGAAGCAGCTGAAGCTCTTGCTGAATTAAATAGACTTAGAAGAGAAGAGCAGTTGATGTTTCCAGAAAATAACACAGAAGAAACAAACGATTAGTTTGTGGTATAATATAAAAATACAATAACAAATGGCAAAGAAAGATTTTAGTTTTGACGATATAAACGCAGAGTTAAAGGCATTAAATCCTATGGGATCAATTATGGCAGACTCAACCTTTAGTGAAGTTACAGAGTGGATCGACACTGGTAATTATCATTTAAACGCATGTGTTAGTGGTTCACTATTTGGTGGATGGCCAAACAGTAGAACGTGTTCGATTGCTGGTCCTTCGGGAACTGGTAAAACATTCTTAGTATTGAACTCAGTAAAAAGAGCAATTGATATGGGATATAATGTGATCTATTATGATAGTGAAGCTGCAGTAGATAAAGATCAGATGGAAAAGTTTGGTATTGATGTTACTAAAGTAAATTATCAACCAATTAACACTGTTCAAGAATTTAGAACATCAGTTACTACATTAACTAGCAAAATGCAAGAAATCAAAAGAATCGGTGGTAAAACTCCAAAAGTCATGATGATTCTTGATTCTGCTGGTAACTTAGCAACACAAAAAGAAATTGATGATGCACGATCAGGTTCTGAAAAAGCAGATATGACAAGATCTAAGGTTTTAAAATCTATTTTTAGAATTATTATGACGCCATTGGCAGATCTTAAGATACCTTTTATTTTTACTAATCACACATATCAAACTCAAGATTTTATATCAAGACAAGTAGCTGGTGGTGGAACTGGACCAGAATATGCAGCATCTATTGTTCTATTCTTAGGAAAGGCGCAACTTAAAGAATCTAGTGGTGAAAAAGCAGGTATTATTGTAACTGCTAAGCCAAATAAGAATCGTTTTGCAAAACCACATAATATTAAATTTCACCTACACTTTACAGAAGGTATGAACAGATATGTTGGGTTAGAACAATATATTGATTGGGAAGAAATTGGTATTACAAAGGGTGTTATTGAAAAAGGTGAAAAGATTCCTAAGAAGACTGCAAGAAATTGGATCTGTAAACATTTAGATGAGTCAGTACCTAATAAAGAGTTCTTCTCAGAAAAAGTATTTACAAAAGAAGTACTTGAGAAAATTGAAGCAAGAATAGAACATGTGTTCAATTATAATACTGAAGAAAGAGAAATTGATTTAGAAGAAATACTAGAAACAGATGCAGATTAATGAGGATAAGTTGCCTATAAAATACGTATTAGGTATTGAAAAGGACTTACCAAATTATCCAAGTGCATTTGATATATTATTAGCTGAAATTAAATTATGTGTCAGAATGCCCGACAGACATAAGGGTAACTTTACTTTACATGCTTTAAAAACATATAGGTTTCCAGAAACAGAAGAAAATCATTTATTAAAATCTATTAATGAGTTAATGGAATTGGATTTGGTAGAAGAATTAAATACCTCAGAAGGTAAAGAATCTTGGAAAATCAAAACTAATCCATTCGAATGATAGTAGTAATAGATAATTTCATTAAAGACCAAGATTTGTTAAGAGATATATCAAATGATATAAATTTCTTTTCAGATCCTGGTGTTTATTACTGGTGGGACGGTTGGTGGAACGGTGAAGCTAAGTCACTAAAACACAGATTAATAGAACATATTTGGGCAGATAATTGCCCACTTAGTGAAGCTATAGCAATTAGAGGTTTTGAATATTGGACAGGTATTCAAACTGCAGATCCAAATATGGGATTTGAAAATAATTTAGGAGGTCATTTCGATAAAGATGAAGAACTTTTTGAATTAACAGGAAAAATAGTAACGCCTTCAATGGGAACTGTATATTATCCAGAACAATCAGAGTTTGAAGGTGGTATGTTAGAAATTTACAGTGAAGGTGAAGATAAGGAACCAGAGGTAGTGTATGCTAAACCAAATAGATTAGTAATTTTTGATGCAGGTAAATATGTGCATTCAGTTAGACCAGTAACTAAAGGCACTAGAAAGGCCATCGCTATTAATTTATGGTTAACATTACCATTAGGGAAACAAAATAACAATATGTCCATAGAAGGATAAAGTAATAAACAATATATGCAATTCGGACAAGACTTTGAAAAAATATTCTTTAGATTATCTTTAGTTAAAACTAAGTATCTAAAAAGCATCAAAACAGGATTTTACACATCACAAGAAATTGATATTCTAAGTCAGTTATCTAATAAATTCTTTGAAAGATTTAATGAAACTCCAACTAAGGATCAATTAGTTATGTTAGTTCAAAGAAGTGAAAAAGCAAAAGAAAAAATCACAGAAGATATTTTAAATCTAGTATTTGATGTTGATTTAGATCAATACGACGAAGAGTGGGTAACAACGACCGCTGAATCATGGATTAAATGGAGAACTTTTGACACTTCTCTAATAGATACTATTGAATTTATTAAAACTACACAGGTGACACCTGAGAATGTAGATAGCATAGTTACCAAAGTAAAGGGTCTTATTAATGATAGAAATAATTTATCATTTAATTCTGATTTAGGTCTTGATTTCTTTGAAGTAGATTCACATGATCAAAAAGATACAGAGAAAGTATCTACTGGCTATAACTTTTTAGATAGAATGTTAGGTGGTGGTTATGACAAAGGAGGTAATTTAATTGTATATGCAGGTGAACAAAACATTGGTAAATCAATATACTTAGCAAATGATGCAGCCAATTTTGTTAAAATGGGAACTAACACTGTAGTAGTTACTGCAGAAATGGCAGCACATAAATTTGTAAAACGTATAGGTTCAAATCTATTAACAATAGATATTAATGACTATGCAGATAAAGCTAAAAACAAAGAACACGTTAAGCGTAGATTAGAAACTGTAGGTGATGGATTTACTCCACCTGGTTCACTATTCGTTAAACAATTTCCAACATCACAAGCAACGGTATTAGATATTGAAGCTTATGTTAATCAAATAGAAGAAGAAAAACAAATAAAAGTTGGTGCAGTCGTTATTGACTATATTAACATTCTTGCTAATTACAGAAATCAAAATACAGAAAACACTTACATGAAGATCAAGCAAATTGCTGAAGATCTTAGAGCAATGGGTATTCGTAATAATTGGTTAATTGTAACAGCAACACAAATTACCAGAAATGGATATAATTCATCTGACATTGGTATGACAGACATCGCAGAATCTGCAGGTCTTTCACATACCGCTGATGTTATGTTAGGTATTATTCATGATGATCTAATGAGAGCTAA